TCTAGCACAAAATGATTTTCTTCTATTAGCTGCTTCACTACCTTTCTTTAGTTTAGAAGGTGGTGTTGTAACGGCCATCTTAAGTTTTGAACCTGGATTTTCTCTACGATAAGAAGCTACACCTTTACGGTTTAACCCTCCTTTAGGATCCTTACCTTCCTTACGTGTCCAAGCAGGAGTAGATCCACCTTTCTTCATTTGAGGTGTCTTACCAGCTTTCTTCATTGAGATAGCTATTGCTGCTTGTTGTGATTTATTCTTAGCCATGATTATCTACCTTGACCTCTATATTTTTTAGGTTTCTGTTCCTTAGGACCAAACTTCTTTTTAGCTTTTCCTGTAGTTTTACTACCGAAACTAATCTTTCCTTTTTCGGCTTTACCTGTTGTTTTAGCCATATTTATCTAAATTTACTAGCTTTCTTAGCTATTGTTTTAGGTTGTTTTACAAACTGTTCACCTTTTCTATTACCTTCAGCTTTAGCTTTATTAGTTGCTGCTTTTTCTCCTGATGATAAAGAACTCCAAGCTGCTTCTGGAAGATACCTCTTTTTACCTTTGGATTTAACTTCTTTACTAGAACCTTTCTTTTTATTAGCCGCAGTTCCGGAAGTCATCCATTTCTGGGCAGTCCAATCTTTTAAACTTTGTTGAGGATCTTTAGCCATTACTTTTTTGTTTTATAGCTACCACCTTTAGTCTTATATTCTTTAGCAAGTAATTGTGCTTTTCTAGCTGACCATTCACCAGGATCTCCACCTTTTGTACCGGCTTTGATTTTATTAAATAATGTCTTTCGTAAACCAGGCTTAGTATATACACCAGCCTGATTTACTTTAGACTTACTATTTTTAGCTAGTTTTTTTAAGTTTTTCATCCATAATTTTTTTATAAAAAGGCACTTCTGCTTTCCGTGCGTAAATTTTTGTTTTTTTACCAATTTTACTTTTTGTAGAACCGCTAACAGGTTTAACGGATTTTCCATAACCTTGTGGTTTTTTGCCAACCTCTGTTTTTTCTAACGCTTTTCTTTTTTCTACTAAGTTTTTTGCAAAAGTTTTTGTAGATTTAACAGAACTACCTGTACCGCCTAAACCTTCGTTCTGTTTACGATTTAATGCTACAGCAGCAGATTTTCTACCTCCTGCTACATTAGCCATTTGTGTAGTACCACCAACTTGTTTCTTACCCATCATACCACCTTTTTTAGCAAGTTTAGCATCGCTCATAGTAGTACTAGCTTTAGTACGAGATTCTGGGCTATAAGTCTCAAGATTAGCTTTAGCGTTAGGATTAGCCATACCGCCAGTCATCATTTTCTTGGTACCTTTTGTCATTTTTTTCATTGAAGCTTTCATTTTATATAAAAATTAAATATTTATACTAATATACTAATTATTCCAATTAGGTTCAACTTTTTTCAAGATGTCTGTTAAGATTTGGTCATTTAATGGATTTTTTAAATATTCCAAAACATCTGCTTGTGTACGACCTAATAAAGCATTACTTGAGTTATGATAAATAAACCCATCACCTTTTAAAACAATAGTTTTTAAGAATGTTGCATCTTTTATCAAAGCTCTAATTTTTAATGTTTCAATATCTTGATTACAAGCATCTAAAAACATTTGAGCAGCTCTTCTAGCATTATTTTCAACACCTTCGCCGTTTATAAACTTATCAGCATTATCATAGATAACATCTGTAGGAGTTGATTTTTTATACTGGATACTATTAATATCCAATACTTTCATTACGTAGAATAGTTTATTTACATTCTTAGTATAAAGTTTATCTAACTCAGAGATAGCTTTATTACGAAGTTTCTTAACCTCAGTTTTTGTACTTACAGTTTCTTCATACCTATCTAGGTAAAACTTTGGCGCGGTTGGTTTACTACGAGCATCTTCGTAACTACGAGCTACCATACTAAATCCACCAGCTTCTATAGCGTATATTTTAATTAAATCAAAAGGATTATTAGCAGGATCTAAATATAATGGTTCATTACCACAACGTAATGATATCTTAGACCAAAAATCATGATTATCCGGACGTAGTAATTCTACTTTATTCCAAAAATCAGGATCTTGTTCATCAATAACATTAGCAGCAAGTTCTTTTTCTAATTGAGCTATGGTTTGTCTAATGTCTTTAATTTTAGCTTCTTTAAATTCTTCAGGAAGTTTTTTAATTTCAGGAGCAAATTCATTAAGACCGGTTAAGTATCTAACTGTACCATTAGCCTCTAAACAGGCTAATTGTTCTTCATGATATACTCCGTCGTGCATTGAAAGGTTATAATTTTCAAGACCCATGTTAAATCTTTTTCCATCAAAAAAGGGTCTAACCGTAATAGCTTTATTACGGGAATTAGCTGGTATTTCTACAATTGTAACTGACATAATTTATTGGTTTTATTTATTGGTTATTAAATTTAATTTATTTCTGGTTGGTTTATAATTTCAAGATAACTTTGATACTTTCTTTCTAGATAAACTGTTGAGTCTTTGTAGAGTAGGTCTAGTACTTTTTTACAATCTTCTGAGTAATAGTGAACTTGATGTAATACAGTATTAGTTCTACCTTCCTTTTTTGCAAGACTTGGATACTTATCTTTTATTTCAGTTTCTTTCAGGATTGTCCTGATTGTTTTTCGAGTCATCTTCAGAGCTTGCTCAATTTTGCTTTGAGCAAGTCCCTGGAGATATAACTCTTTTACCTTTTCTTTCTGCTCATCTGAGATTTTACTTAGATTAGCAACAGCCTGATAAGGTCTGTGTGGATAAACTCTTTTCTTTTTTCCATGTTCTACAATTAAAACACAACGATAAAAAGAATATTTGTGAAACCCTATTGCTGTTTTTTACTAAAAGCTGCCGCCAGTAATCGGATTACGCATCACAATTTTTAACACTTTTGTGGGATCCTTTACCCAGATAGCTGGCATAGTCTGTGTCATGTATACACGGTATCCGTTGAATTGACCGCTAGAAGCGAATCCTTGTGTACGTCCCATGTAGTCCATAGTACCATTCTGATACCACCATTTCAACTGATTATCCCAAGATAACTTCAATAAGAAGATGTTATCGTTAGTGTTATCGGTTACGTCAAAGATAATGAATGAATAAGAAGATAATGGGAAACCATCAATGATTGGGTTTTCAATATCGTTAGTATTCAAGTTATCAAACGCTGGATTCAATACAAATTTTACGTTAGCCAAGAATGGAATAACGTAGCTAGTGTAAGCAAATCCAAAGTTAAGATCCATAGCTTGACCAGAGATAGCTCCGATACCGTTTCCGCTTGGACCCGCGTTAATTAACAATCCTGATGCAGCAGCTTCTTGTTTGATAGCTTCATTAACAAGACGCATACCTCCCATACCGGTTTGTACAATAAGTTGACGCTTAGGATCTGGACCTTTGAAATCAACCTTACCAGCATAGAAGTTATAAAGCTCAGAACGGAATAAATCCAAGTTAAAGCTATTTTTGTTGTAGATACGCTTAAATGAGTTATCAAGCTGTCTCCAAAGACCGACAGATAAACGAAGATCATCTGGACCATCTTGACGAACTCTACCTCCTTGTCCCCACATTAAGTAGGTTTCAATATCACTAGCTACTTTAGATAAGTGAGCAGCTTCCATTGTAGTTAAGAAAGTACGAGAAAGAGCACCATTTTTAATAGCGTTTTTAACAGCACCTGGACCAAGTTTTTTAGCCATGTCATCAAGACTAGCAATAGATGGATCCATAGTTTTGTCAAAGTTTCTCCAAATCTCAACTACTGGTACAGTGCCATCAGCGTTCATACCACCTTTAATCATAAGGTCAGCACGAGAAGAGATAGAATAATGTACGTGAGCTTCAGCTCCTCCTACGAAATTGTAGAATTCACGGAAACCAGCACGAGTTTGGATATCAGAAAAACGCTCTCCGTATTCACCACGAGCAGAACCTTTACGGAATACCCTTGTTCCTGACATTAAGTATTTGTTGTCAAGGAACTGGAAGTTATCATTATTAACAAGTTGAACAGTGTAGATATAACCGTCACCTGATGGAATAATATCATCAGCGGTGATGTACATTTCTAATCCGTTAAATTTGTCATAAGTAATAATATCACCATGACCAAATTCACGCTTATTAATTTTAATACGGAAGGTAGTTCCGTCAGTACCTTTTTGGTTATTAGCAGGCTCAATATCTTCAATAATATAAGGAAGATCTTGAGGTACTGGAACTTGCCATTTGTACTCACCTCTAGCGTTGTCTACCATGATAACGTTCTTTCCACCAAAAGAAGACATCTGGTAAAGAGGCATTTCAACTTTTTGAGCCATAGCCCATAGGTCTACTGGTCCTAAATCCATAGGATCAGCATTTCTTAGCATGTTAACTAAGTGATAGGAATCAATGTGGGATGATGCCTGGTAAGCAGTGTCACGCAGGAATATCCCATTGTTTAAAACTGGAGTTGCCATTTCTATATTTAATTTAAATTGTTAATCAAAAACGTTTAAAAAAGTTATCGTCGTTACCTTTTATTCTTTTAGTTCTTCGCTCATCCTTTTCAATAACCGGAGTTGCTGAATTCTTTATTGTTTGTTCCATCTTTAGTTTCTTAGCTACGTCAGAAGCAGCAATCGTTTGACCTTGTTCTAAAAGCTTTTTCTTATAACTTTTAGGATCTGCTAATAACCATAAAGCTTCAGCTACTAAACTATGATCTGGTTCTACATATTGGTACTTCTCTAATAAGTGACCTAGTAGATTAGTTGGTCTACCGCTAACAGATGGATAATTAGGTTCTGTTAAACCGTAGTATAACATACTTTGAGTTTTCTTATCAAGTTTAACTCCGTTTAATTGACCTGGTTTAAGTGTTTCATAAACATTAGTCATATAATTTTGAGCCGCTGCTTGTTGACGCTTCTTGATATTTTCTTGATCGGCAAGTTTTTTAGCAATAACTTGTTGTTCAACAGCGTCTAACTTTGGTTTAAACTTGTTAGCTTTATCTACAATTTCTTCTCTATCCTTAAGCTTTTCAATTTCTTCTTCGATCTCTTCTACAGTTCCATAATTAGTATTAGTAAGATGTTTACGTACAATAATTTCAGCATCTGATTCATTACTAGGATCTAAAGATCTATTTTCTTCCATAGCACCTAACACTTTAAATAAAGATTTTAAATCTTTATTACCATCTTCAAAGTATTTATAAGCTAGTTTAAATTCATGGGGTAGATTATCAAAAAAATCTTGAGCTACTTCAGTACGCATTTCTTCGACATTAGCTTCTAATAAAGATTCGAAATCTTCATCAGTATACTCATCAATTGTTTTGTCCCCTTCGAAATCATAGAGTAACTCTTTCTCTATTAATTTTTTAAATAGGTTTGAGTTAGGTGAAGTAATTTTAGATTCGGTTGATTCATAATCTTCATCAGTTTCTTCACCTGTAGCCTCATCGATAATATCATCGATAGTATTATCGGTTGCATTTGTTGTTGACGAAGTTGTTTCAACTTCTTCTTGTAATTCAGGATTGTCAAGGAACGCTGTAGCAGATTCTTCCTTTTGAAATACTTTAGGTTTTATTGCAGGTTTCTTTTCTGGTTGTGTTGGAACCATTACATTTTCGGAACCTGGTAAACCTAATAATTCATCAAGATTTACTTCAACCTGTTGAACAACGGTTTCTTCTTTAGCTGCCATAATTTTTGTTGGTTTTAAATTAATATACTCAAAAATAGAATCTTTAAGTTATATAATTAAAATTAATTACAAAGTTTTTTCGATATTATAACTATGTAGATGTCTATTTTTCTTTTGTATTGTTTGATTTACTCTTTTTATCAAATTTATTTTTGTTTTCTTTTGCTATAAGTAATTGATTATCAGATATAGATTTTTGAGTTATAAGTTTTTCTCTTTCTAAGTTAATCTTCTCTCTATCAATATTTTGATTACCGATTTGTTTTTGTTGTTCGATATTCATTTTTTGTTGATACTCATCAGTTCTTTGAATATCTTTTAAAGCATCTTGGAAATCGGATACTTCGTTTTTATTAAGATCTATCATTGAACCATAACCCGCTGCTTGAATTTCTCTTTCGATAATTCTAGTCTGACGATCTTTATCATTCTGATCAGCTTGGAAATCCATCTTAGCTTTTTCTTTAGCAGCTTCAGCTTCAATTTGTTGTTGTTGTAACTGTTGAGCCTGTTGCATTTCAGATTGACGAGCTTTCTGACTTTTGCTATCAATGTTTTTAAGAGCTGCTTCTATTTCAGCCATAGATGTTGATCTAATAACAGAACCTAAGTCATATATAGAAGCTCCGGCTGTATTATTAGTCATAGCTAGTTGTTTAAGTTGTTCAACTATAGCTCTGTGATTAGCTCTGGTTGTAGAAAATATATTAATATCTCTTAACAAAAGATCTGTACCATTTATCTGAAAGTTCTTTCTTTCATCTAAACTGGTCATATATTGTAACCTAACTGAAGGTTTATTAGATTGATAATACTGTGCTAGGTTAGTTCTCATCTCATGTACTCTAGGCATAAGATAATCAGAATGTTGTATAAAGTAGGTTTCGGTTTGAGCATATGATGTACTCATTGCTACGTTAACCTCGGTAGCCGTTTGTTGTTGTATAGGTTGAGCTCCCATCCGTTGCATATTAACTCCGATAGTTTCATATGCTTGTTGTTTAAAGAAGTTAGCTAATTGAATCCTAGACATTAAACGGTTAGTCTGTTCCATATCCAGCTTTTGAAAATGTTGGAAGTTTAACGCATTTTCAGTATTAGTAATGCTTGTATCTAAAGGTAGCATCTGAAAATTCTTCATCGCTACATAAGCTTTAGCGTAATTTCCTTTACCCCAATCTTCTCCTAAAGAATGTTTAGGAAGTGAGTTCTGATCTAATAAGATTACTGTACCTAACTCATCAATAAGTATATCCGCAATTTGGTTATTAACTAGGTTATAGGCAATTTGGTAAGGCTTCATTAAATCTACTAAAGACATAGAATAGGTATTTCTATCAGAAAATACAGATCCTTCTACTGGAAGTTTACAACCATAAACAGTAGTATCTCCTTTAAATTGGAACTTCAATGGTCCCATCCTATTCTGGTTAATACCTAAGTATATAGGATTAAATCCATCTCTAGTTCTAGATTCCCAGAAACTAGGTCTATTAGGTCCGATCTTTACCCCTCCTAGAACTTGGTTAATCCAAAACCAATCTACGTGTTCACCATATATTAGGTTATCTTTACCTTTATTCTTAATTAGGTTAGTATTATAAATAGGCTTATCGGTTATTTTATAGGACTCGTCTACAATATTTTCTGTTACTTGTCCTGATTCATCTATTTTTGTAAGGTGCCCAACTCGATATTGGGATTTCCAATAAGCTGTTGTAACCCTAAGCATATTACCGTATAGGTTATACAAGTAGTCTTCAGATTCACTTAATATCCATTGTACAATATCGCCACCCTGATTTAGGTAGTCTCCCCACATACTCATATATTGTCTATAAGCTAATGAAGGAGCTCCGTTATTCCATTTATAAGTTTGAGTAGCATCGTAATATGAACCATCATTTTGTTTACCTGGAACTACATAACCCGCTGATCTAACAGGGTATAACTTTTCTAAAGATAACATTTGATCTTCTGTCATTAACCATCCGTATTTATCAATAACGTCGGCTACAGTCATCATGTCAAATTTACCTACCCAAGATCCTTGTGAAATATATCTTACTTCCGGAGACTTATGATAAAATGTTAAAATAGGGTTCCACAATTCAATATCATAATCATCTTCCATCATTTTAAAATGCCAAAACTCAGAATCTGTAATAAGGCTATCACGGAAAGCTCTTTCTTCAAGTTCCTCCATATAGAATCTTTCTTCATCAACTTTCTTCTGATGTTCCGCCCATTGTTCAGTTAAACTGATATAATTCTTTTCAAAAAAATGTTCTATTTCAGGTAGGGTTTTTAGCTTTTCTGGTTGTAGTTCTTGTTGAAACTCTTCAGAATCAGGACTAACACCCATTTGTATAAGATTCATTTTAATCTTTTCGTAAGCGTCATTTACCAAAACTTCCTCCAATTGAGAACGTTTAAGCTCAAGCATCTCGTTAAAAGAGAATTCATCACTACATCTGAAAGTTACTTGAGAACTTCTTTTAGCAAATTCAGCAACAAGGGTATTAATAACGTTAGGAATAATTGGATAAAACTTAAGCTCTAAAGCTGCTTGATCATCTTTAGTTAAGACCTCTACAAGATCTGCCATCTCATTATCTTCTTCAACTATATAATCCGTTCTATCTATAACACCTTTAGCTAGTTTATAGTTTTTCAATAACCGGCGAGCTTTTCTATGGATTTGTTTTAAACCTTCCCATTCTAACCAGTCTACGTTCCAAGCATGCCATTCTTGAGTTTTCTTTTCTGTTGGAATAAACTGGATCGGCTGGGTTAATGTGCCCATTCTGGTTATTTCCGCTTTCTTTCCACTCTTTAGGTCTAGCGCGTTATATATTTCCATAACTATCTTAAATTCTTAAATGCCTGTTTACTATATTTATTACCTCTATTACTAGAAGCATTACCATAATGGACAAAAGGGTTTTTAGTAAATTTACTAAATTTATTATAATTATCCAATTTTTGGGAGTCTGTATAAATGGTAACTTTTTTATATCCTCGGTTAGATTCTTGGATTTTAACAAAAGCTATTAAAGAACAGTAAGCTACCATCCTATCGACGTTAACCCCATCTCTATAAGCTTTCATTTCTTTTAGCAACATTATATCAGGGATTCTTTCAATCCCATATATTCTTTTAACAATTTCTCCATCTTCTTTGGTTACGGTATCTAATTCTTCTTTTAAAAACTCTATACCATATGAAAGTAGGTGATTCTTAAATAAGGTACCCGTGTTTTTCCAACCATACTGTTGATATACATTTTTATTAGCCCCTATATCTTTTAAGAACATGATTTGATCCTTAGGTACCAGATACTTCTGTTTCTTTTTGGATATCATATATTGTATGAAAAGACTCACGTTATTTTCAACAACCGTCCAAGCATTGTAAAGCTCTATCAATAATTCTAATCGTTCATGAGTTCTATTAAGATCATCAAAACGACCACACCAAGAAGCTACTATTTTACCATGCTCAATAGACGTTTCAGAAGTTTCAGCTTGAATACGAGTAACTTCTTTAGAGTTTTTATATATATAAATAGAACATAAAGAATCACTCGTTGTTGTTTTTCCCTCCGATACCGGGTCTACTGCGGCATAATACTCTCCAAATTCTGGATTATTTCTAGGAAGTTCATATATTACAACAATACCTTCTTTATTTTCTTCAGCTTTTTTAATAGGAAATTCTAATATAGGTAACTTACTACTAGGTTTTAATTCAGCTTTACCTTCAAGATTTCTAAAAATATCCATATATTGGATAGGATATTCTTTGTCTTTTATTCGTTTTTCCTGAGCTTCAATTAAATTAATAGGAAATTTAGATTCTTCCCTATAATCAAAAGCTTCCTTTAGATTACGAGGTTGTTGAGATATTCTTAGTTGGTATTTATCTGGAGCAAGATTTTTTTTCCAATCAGTAAATTGTTTATTTAAAAAAGATAAAGCGTCTTCTACCTTTGAATTTCCATATTCATCAATAAAAGGAGGCATCGACCATTGCTCTGGAATGAATAATCCTGTACGACCTATAGTTCCTAAATCATCTATAAGATCTGATTCTACAGCGTATATATCATTATTATCTGGTTCAAGAATTAAATCTTTTAAAGGTTCACACTGAGATAAATCTCCGACTGATCCGGCTGCTATAAACATACCAGTATAAATAGTACCAGATTTCATAGCTGGCATTAAGTATTCTTTAGTAGTATTCATCTTCGGGGCAATACCCGCTTCTTCATGAAAAAAGTATTTACAAGGTCCCCCTACCCCTGTAGTAGGATCTTTTTCAAAAGACATTCCTTGTATTACTCCTTTTAAACCTCGTTCAATCTTTCTTTTATCGTACCCTGTAGTAACTTCAATCTTTTGTTGCCACATAAGGGTTTTACTAGGATTCATTGGTCTATACCAAGCGGTATGACTATTTAAAAAGTTTTTATATTCATCAAGAAATTTCCAAGTTCCTTTTTCATTAATATAGTCTTTAAGACTGGCTCCTATTTTTAGTATAGCTCCTTCTTCAAACCATATCTGATTTATGAATTTACCAGCATGAAAATATGATGAGGCAATCTGCCTTTTCTTTATTATAGCTACATGTTTATGATGTAGCTCAGCTAATACCTCATATAAAGCCATATGATATTGAGCATCACGAATTTTAGCAAATCCGAATTTACTTTCTTCTTTATCATAAATAGGAAGAAAGTTTAACCACATATAATAATCTCTTGTAAGATACCATGTATTAGGACCGTCTATGTAGATTACGCCTTTTCTACACTTTTCTTTTTGATCATCCCAATATTTAATGAAATCCGTTGAGTTCCTAGGGTGAACGCAGTATAACTGGTTTTGGTTGAAATTTCTACTTTCTTGGTTGAAAACAAAGGCTGTTTCGTTAAACTCGTATTTACCCGGCTCTTTAAAGAGAGGAACAAGAAAATCTTTAAACTTATCCGTATTTTCAAATTCAGTATAAGTCCAAGTTCCATTATCCCAAGTTGGTATTACTAGTTGGCTCATTCTTTAGATTTGGTTTTCTTTTCTGAAGATTTTAATATAAAATCCACTAAGTTGTTATGACTCTTGTTCCTAATAACATTATTGTGATTTCCGTTAAAATATTCAGAATAGTACTCTCTTTTAAAAGCACACCATTCATTAGTGTAATGATTGTAGTGAAATACCCAATCATATAATTTATCATTACTCATTTTTTGGTAATTTAACAGTTTTAGTTTTAGATAATTCTGTTTTAATTTTTTCTACAGAATTTCTTCTAATTTCTAAAGATTTATAAGGATCTGTAGATACTTTAAAAACATAATCAATTAATTCAAGTATTTCTTTTGTTTCCATAATATATTTTATTGATCATAAGCTAATCCGCCTCCACCACGTACCCTGGATTGTTGTTCTTCTATCAAGTCACGTTCTGTATTTTTAAAAGAATGTCTTATTTTATCATACTTTTCAGCAGCAGCAATAATAGAATTAAAGTTTCCATCTCTACCTACTGTAATCTTAGCACTAGATAAGTAATCCCCTATATTGTCTAAAGCAGTTTTTATTCCTTTATAGGCTCTTTGGGTAGCAGTAGTATATAATTTTTCACATAATTTTAAAGCTTCCTGTATCCCTTTGTCTTCAGTAGTAAAGCTCGGATCCAGCTGTTGCATTATAACCTCCTCTCTTTCAAGTTCTTTTATGTTAAAGAATGGATTCATATCGGGATCATAACAAGTCATGTAAAATAAATATTGATATATTTTAAGATACTGATCTGGGTAAGTATCCATTATATACTTTAGTTCTTTTAAAGTATAACAATGTTCAGTAGGAACTATTACACCATTTTCAATATCAAATAATTTAATCATTCTGTAAATATAGTAATATTATTACTTTTTTATATCATAATAGAAACAATCCGAATCTTCAGTAATCCATTTATTTGAAACGTTTTCTACGCTAATTAGTTCTTGATCTACCTTAATATCTTTTACAGGGATCGGAAAATCCTTAGTTACCCAATTTGAATCCTTCCAATATATCCGATTATTAGGTTGGCATAATAAATACCCTTCATCAGCTACTAGTAAGTGACCGCATTTATAATCACTGGGTTCATCTGAATAAGGATTACTATACCAGTCTATTGTCATAAGATATTTAGCCCAGACTAAACTGTTGTCTTTTAGTACAACTTTACATCTTTTTTCAACTAGATAATCATATTTAGTAACTGAGACATTTTCTGAAAAACAATCCCAAAGCTGTTTAAAATCATAAGATATATCAGCAATAGGTTCTTTTAAATAGATTTCGGATAAAGGAATTCTCGATCTTAACATACCGTAGTCAGTCATAACATGAAAGGTTAGTATCTTATTAGATAAAGACTGAATAGCAAAAGCATAACCTTGATGATATTTATCATTATCTTCAGGGTTTTTAGTAAAATGTGAAACTCTTACTAAACACTTAAAACTAGGTATGTTATGATTTAGTGTTGACATCTTTTAAATGATTAATTATTGTAATTACCTCATCCTTATAATAGGGTACTTCATACTGGATCATATCTTTAAAAAGAGGTTTACCGTCATGATCTTTAACTAAATTCCTTACATTATACTTATTTCGGGTATGTTCCTCAAATATAATATGTTCTATAGTTAGTTTTCCTGGTTTCAGTTTAGGGTTATGTTTTAGTATGATATACATATAAATACTTAACTGTAACCCATATATGAGTAGTTCGCAATTATCTAAATGATCTAAAGGTGCTAACAAAGTATCCCGTTTTCCTTCCCAGTTTACAAAACCTTCGGTCTTTATTTCTTTGTTAGTTTTATAATCAGATATATTAACATAACCATCTATGACTTCTACTCTATCTGCTTGACCACATATACCAGCTGACTTTAGATAAACCATATGTTCGGGATATATACCATTAATTAGTTTTTGTTCCGGAGCATATTTTATACCGTCTATAGTATGTGATTTAAAGATTGGTAAATCTATGTTGTTACGGGTTATTGTATTAAATTCAAGAATATCAGATTCTCTTTGGTTATGATACCATGTACCTAATATAATAGCATCATCGACCTCTTGTTTCCAATAGTCTTTTATTTGAGTTGCTGTTAACCCATACCATTTTGATTTTTTGTTAGTTGCGCATTTTTCAGCAATACTATCTGGATCAAACGGTTTTTTAAACTTTGATAAAATAGAAGTTACACTTATCCATTTTATACCGTCATTTTCTATACTTTCATAGATATGACCTTTGTCAATAAATTTAATTGCCATAATATATAATTTTGGTGTTATCAGTCACCAAAAGTTACATACTACTCAAACTTATATCCTATAATTTCATTACATGATCCGTCACATTCACAATCCATTATATGACAACCTCTACGAATAGGGGTAATTGACCCATTTATTGTAGAACTTATATTATCATATTTTGGGGGATTACCCGTGATTTCGGATATTATTCTTGTACTATCGCACACCGGACAGGTTACCGTTGTTGTACCAGTTGTTACTGTAGGATCAAGACCTGTTCCTAAACAAAGAGGACATATTTGCCACATACTATTACCATTTAGGTTCATTATTAGGACACGTTTCTTCGGGTACTCTTAATTTAAGTTTAAGACTACAACCACATATACCACAACAAGGTTGAGTACCTGGAACATAACACGTATCACCTTTAGTATCTAAAAAGTTACAAGTTGAACATATTTTCATACGTTCCCTAGCTAACTTTTCTATTTTTCTTTTTCTAAAGATGAAGTTCCAAAATCCTCTAAAGATTCTTGTGAATTTAAGCGGCTTTTCCATTTTTTTAATTTATATAATTTTTTACGGTTTTCTTCTTCAAGAATTTTTTTATAGATAGCTGATAAAGATTCTAATTCTTTAGAAAGCTTGTAGTGTTTAGCTGTATTAGAATATGAATTAGGAGGAGTTGCATTTATAAGAAATTCTACTCTTTTTATTTTTTTAATTAACTTGTTTTTATTAACTGAAAAGGTTCCTAAATTTTCGACTAGTATTTCAGGATGTTCAAGATTAACTAGTGTATCCTTTACTTCCTTAAAATAAAACTCTAATACATCTTTAACAGTTGCTTTGTCAAGATTATTTAGAGTACAGAACTCTTCAATTAATTCTTCAGGTGTTTTCGGATTCAATTCTAACTATTTTAAAATCTAATAAAATATTACCGGTAATTTGTATATTCAAGTTTTCATTAAGTTTTATACGTTTTTTTTCCTTACCGTTTTTATATGTAAGGATTAGATTCTTTTTTTCTAAAACTGGTAATGAGGTTCTTGTAGATTGAGAGTTCTTGAATATATTATGTTCAGCAACACTATCACAAAAAATTCCCAACTCTTGATCCCCGGTTAGAGCTAATAGAGTCAAACAATCTAAGTTTTGTTCACTTACCGAAAACTTGTTTATATAGCAATAGAAGAATATTTGAAACCGTATAATGTCCCAAAGATCCATTTTTACTACCTTTTTAACTTGATTTACGATAGCCATTAGCTTACCTTAATTTTAGTTTCATCAAAACTTTTATTAGGTTTTTCATCTCTATCTTGTTGAGGAGCAGGAGCTTCAATCTGAATTCTTCTAGATTGGGCTAATCTAATACGTAACATTGCTTCTTCTTTTCTAGCTAAAACCTCTAAGTACTCTGATTCTTTAGATAAAATAGCAATTAGGTTATCGTATTCTTTAATAGTTTCTTCCTTCTTTTCAAGAAGTTCTTGTTCTGTGTAATTGGTTTTTTCTGACATATTTAACGATTTATACCGCTAAATTAAATTATTTATTTTAAATACAAAAATTTTTATTAAAAATAATAATAAAAAAAACACCCTACTATTTGAATAGAGGGTGTTAATCTTAATACAAGAGCACAATAACAAAAGAACAATTAAAACAATTCCTTACAAAGTTAATCTTTTTTTTCTTTAGGAGAAAATTTTCTTATAATACTTTTAAACAATGATGTGCCTGTTATCTTTTCAATATTTTCATCAATGGACTTTATTTCAGAAGCTGCTATTAATCCGGCAATTAGCTTCATAATCATCATTCCGGGTAAAAAATTAAGCTCTATAATATAAGCTGTTAGAATAGCTATAGCGTATACGGCAAACTTTGTTATAGTTCTTCTTAACTTTCTACTTTGAATATTATTAATACCACCTGGTTGTTTGTAAGCTCTTATAATAGCTAGTATCATATCAGCTATAACAAGAAATCCTATAGTTGCTAACCAAGGTCCTGTAGGGGCTAAAAATGTTGCTGCGTAAGCTACTAAAAATATTAATGTTTCGTCAAACCATGAGTATAAATTATTGAGTATGTTTAGATTAGTTTTCATTTTACAAAAAAAATATTTAGTTATACATACATAATTACTTTATTTTATTTACAGTTACTATAATTATCTACTAATTTCTTCCCAATCCATTGAGCCAAACACAGATTCATTGTTTGTACCTGCTGCCATAGTTAACGTAAACTCATAAGGAGTTCCTGTTAATCCATCTCTTTCTAATTGATTACCAAACAATGCAGCCTTTAATATGTCAACAGTTACACTTGTGCTTGCTGTAGCTGTAAAGTAACCTGATGCAATAATTCTTCCACCTGCAAAAGATGTTCCTGTTATATTATATTCTACAGAAGAATTTGCTCCTGCACTCACCCATGAACCACCTGTTGTTGTTCCTGCTGCTACTACTTGCCAATTGTAATTAGCAGATGTATTACCTATTGCTGAAAGAGCTGTTGCTACAGCTATACCATCTAATCTTGTTGATTTTAATCTTATAGAAACAATAGGATAATATGTACCCGCTGTTGTTAACGTTTTTGGTGTTGTTATCGGGGTTCCAATAGCTTGCTGCGCTCCTCTAAGTTCATATCCACCTTCAGAGATGACTGTAGAACAAATTTGTTTCAATGTATTTGCCCCACTTGTAGGCCCTGAGTTTGTTATCTCATATCTGAGTGGTAATGAGGCAGTTGTTATATATGTTGATTGAATAAGATTAGCATGATGAAACTTATGACAAATATAAAAATTACCATCTATAATAAATCCCATTCTTACTGTACCTACACCTAACCACTCTAAGTCCATAAATAAGATTTGAGCTTTTGTTAAATCAAGTGTAATACCACTAGGGCCTGATCCATCCATAGGGTCTACATTCCAATTTGCTTGAAGAACAGGGGTATTTATTAATACTCCTGTAACAAAACTTCTTTCTACAAAACTTACGCTATCTTTATTTTTCTGTTCTAAATAGTATCCGTTATTGTCGCCATAATAACCAACCCTTTGTGTAAGATTAACTGTAGAAGGAGCCATTACAAATGTAGATAAGACAAGTAAGCTTTTACCGGGCTGATATGAAAACACTTTTGTAGTCTCTCTAATAACTTTAGAGCCTGATGCTGCTGTAACATTCATATCTACAAGTCCTTGATCACTATTAAATACAGATGTAGCCCCAGTAGCAGTACTTGTTGACCATAGTCCATTATCTGCAAATCTATGACTTGAATCAAATAATGTCAGTGGGTTAGAAACTCTTTCTCTTCCAAATGCGTCAGTAGTCATAGGATTAACATTTGTAGTATTATTTATAATACTACTATTAATAGCATCTAACTGCTTTAGCATTTTATACTGCCAAGTCCAGTTATTACCCTTTTGACCCGATGTTTTTAAATTACCTACTGACATAATTAATTAATTGTATATAATTCATAATATACATACAGATCACCATCCCAGTTATTAGCACCGACTGATGCAGGATTAGCATTATAAAGATTAAACCCTAATCCAGCTGAAACTCCTGTAGCAATTAAATATGGAATAGCATTATCAGTTATAGTGTTTTTGTAATATACAGAGTATTGTACATATATATTATCTCTGTTAGCTATGGTAAGATCTAGATCTGGATTATTAATAAAAAATTCTACTGAACTATTATAAGCTCGATCAGGAGTTAAAGGAGCTGATGATCCCATACCAAGGATATCAATAATACCGCGGGGGGTATCTACTACTACAGTATCGGTAAGTGCTCTATCTAACTGATAATATTTAGTATTACCTATACAACCGCCTTGTATGGCATCAGTTAGAGTCATTCCATAAGTTTTGTAACTATCACCTCTTCTTAGAAAAGTTACATCGGCACCTAAAACAACTAAGTCTGACTTAGGGTTAGCAGGTTTTGTTCTAACTAATTTACTAGCTCTTAAAAATAGCCAATTTAAAATATCCATTTTATTTAAGTTTTAAAGTTTATAAAAGATTTAATATGTTACAATATACTAAAAAGTCGGGATTAATCCAAACTTTAATCTATTTTATATTTTAAAATGCGGTTGTTATTAATTTTTCAACTCTATTAATAACATCTTGATCAGTCCAAACACCTATATCTATATAATCTTGACCATCCCATAATGTCAACTCAACATTATGAGAATTACCTGTTATTGAATTTTTTAATAATAATTCAGCCTCAACTCTATTCCCATAGTCTTTTGCTACCATTATTACAACTGAATCAGCATAAATAAATTCAGGTTGTTTTATTTGTACTTTTTTTACTTCTGATAAAGTTAATTCTTGCATAATTTATGTATTAAAATCCTTGACACCAAAAATTATTTGTTGATACTGTAATACTACTCATGTTTACTGTTGCTGGTAAATCTGTTTGTGAACTTAAGGATCCGTATAATTTTATTGAATTAGGGAAGTCCAAACTTACACCAGCATATTGATCAGGTGAGTTTGCCGATGCTCTTAGTAGTGATGGTGCTGTTGTTTGTGATGAACGACAATATAAAAAAGCAAAATAAATCACTCCTGCTGTAAATGCGTATGGAGTAACAAAGCTGACTGTATTTAGTATTGCTGTTGACTGTTTCCAAATAGTTTCAGCATTTGCAGATTCGGCTCTTTTAGTTAATAGTCCTGTTGCTGGGTTTAATTCATAAGCTCCTGCTTTATTATTATTATTACCTACAAAAACTCCGCTTATTTGTATTCTAAATTTAAAACCAGAAATTGTTTCATTTTTTAACAATGGTTTTGCTATAAAAATTATCTGTTGATTATTTAAAGCATTACCTGAAGAGCTTGTTAAAAACCCTTGAATGTCAGATACTAAACACCCACCACCTAAATAACTTTGAGTAACTTTATTTGCATCAACATTTATATCCGCACTTCCATTAAAGTTTACTGTGTTTATTTGTCTTGATGTTTGTAATGTAGTTGCCGTACCTGCATTGCCTGATATAGTTGTTTGATCTCCTGTATTAGTTCCACTTGTATTGCTTAGTACAGTTTTTTCAGCGTCAGTAACAAAATTATTATTAGATTGTAAACCTAAGCTTAAAGTTGGTGTTGTAGTACTTGTTGAAACTGTACCCTGAAAACCACTACCATTTGTAAATCCGAAATTAGTGACAGTTCCAGTATATTGATCAGCACTTGATATTGTAAAGTTTGGATATGTACCTGTTATAGTAGTAGTACCACCTTGGGTTAATACAACAGTTTGATCTGGGGCTGTATTAGTTAATGTTCCTGCTGCTAAAGATAACCCCGTTCCTAATGAAATTTCTTCCATTACGCCTAGACCGGCTGTACTTCTACCTATTAATCTATTAGTATTCATAGATGTAGAAATATTCGGAGTCGCTCCACCACTAGATGTGATAGGAAATGAAGCTGTAACACTTGTTACTCCACCGCCACCACCGGATGAATCAATTATACCTGATGATAGGTAAGCTTTTTTTATCTTACCGGTTGAATCAATTATTAATACCATGATCCGTTTATAAATAAATCTATAGGATTAGTACATTCTACTTTTAGTTCATCGGTTGGTTTAAAATATCTTATAGTAGAATCGTAAAGTTTATCGCCTGCGGCTAGAGATTCCTCTAATATAATAATAGTTAAAGCTCCCCGAATTATTTTTACAGTAACATCTGAAGCTGCTCCTGATTGAGGAACAATACTCATATTAGATAATACTAGATTTCTATTCACTGTAGAAGCACATAGATTCAGCGTAGTATATTGATCTGAAACGGTTACAGAATCTATATATGAAAAGTTAGCTGCCATTTAAAATTCTTTAAGTAAGGCTAGTGTTACAGGTTTACCGTATTCTTTACAAAGTTTATACATTGTTTCATACGGTTCTTGTTCGTTTAAAACTATACAGCCAGCACTCCATTCACCAACAAATTTTTTAACCGCTAGTTTTATTTTTTGAAATACGCTATAATTATTAAAATGAATATTAGTAGAATAGTTACCTAAATATATAGGTCCTGATTCATCAGTATACTTATCATTATCGGTATCTCTATAATATTTTAGATTTTTGATCTGTCTTAAACAGTTCATTTTATCATGATGTTTTCTTACTATATTTCCGTTACTGTCTTTTGTTCCGGAAGCTTGGTAAGTGTCATAATATATTTCATCGGCTACTATTATAGCAGCTCCGTTTTTAGTATAATTTTTCCAACCGCCTTTTAGAATAGGACCTCCAGGATTAGTTGTACAATCAGATTCTAAAATAAACTCTTTACCCTTATACATATATATACGGTCATCGAATTGATCATATATATCTTCTCGATTTCTTACCGCTATAAACCAATAACCTTTAGGATAATCTTTAAATCCTGGTAGGGTTTTAACTCTTTCAAGTAACTGTTGATCTGTGTATCGCATACGCTAAATTACGAATTTTTCTTTAACATTACCTCGTAGTAAGGCATTTTTATGATGTACTCATAACCGCTGCTTAATATTAAAACAGTAAAGTCATCAAGAGATATGTTACTATATCCTTCACTATTAGGCCAAACTACATGTCTAAAATCTGGAATATCCAATTCAGAAGCTTGTCTAATAATGAATATAGAATCTAGGCCTAAATTTATTTCTCCCTGAACAATATACATATCAGGGCTGCTATCAAAAATTACCAATATATCGGTTATTAATTTCATAATTTAAGTTTTTTATTATTATGTCTTTTAAGTGCTTTAGTTAATTTACGTATAATCCATGATAAAACATGTGCTTGTACTTCATCATTATCAACATCTATTTCATGACTTATATGTTTGAGCGCTTGGTTAGTAAGGTGTAAAGCTTCATGAGCTATAGTATCAAGTTCAGCGTTTTCATTTAAAAATAAATATTTTTTATCTGGAACTATCCAAGACTTAAATCCTGACGTTTGTTTAGGATCTCCTCCGGTAAGTTTAGAATCTAATTCTATAATTTCTTTTTCGGAACCTATAAAATACTTAAAACTCCATGATAAAAAATCAATATCAATTTTACCCTTTGTCATAATTAATAAACTTTACCGTTAATAATTGGGAAATTATGTACTTTAAACTTACCGTTTTCTTCAATGTCAATTATAGCAGCTCCATGATTGTGTTTATTCTGTTCCATGTATTCTGGTTCTAAATCGCATAGACAACCCGTTGACCATGCCATTAATATATTACCACCATCATCATATATTTTATCATTTGCGGATGATGTTCTGTGAAAATGCCCACAAATTGTTGGCCGTTTAAATCTGTCTAATAATGTCTTTGCCGGATTAATGCCTCCAGATCCTTTCATTTTATCCCCATGCTCAACTAATAGTTTACCAAAGTAAACCTTACTCTTATGTTCTAACCAATGGATTCTTTTTTCACCAAGCCTTAATAGCGTGGCTAGATTAAATTCTTCAATGCCTAATAACTCTGGAGCTTTAACAGTTAAATACCGTTCTAATCTATGTTCATGGTTTCCTGGGATGAAATAAATTTGCTGGGTAGGAAACTTAAACCGTAACCAATCCAACCATTGTCTACCCATATCTAGTTCCTCACTCATTCTAGGACGTTTCCTAGCATCTTTCTCATGGAAGGAAACCCCAAAGAAGTCTAGTATATCACCATTAAGATAAACGGTATCTACACCCTCTTTTACTCCGTATTCAACAGCCCCTTCAATCGCTTCTATATCATGATATGGAATATGTATGTCGCTTAATAATAATATTTTCTTGCTTGATTTAGGTAATATAAAAGCCTCTTTTTTGAATACATGGCTATCTGGCATTGAAAATGGGTTAAGGGTCTTAGGTGTTGACTGTGGGGTAATCTTATCAGATTTCGCTACACTCCTTTTTAACTCACCCCGATAAAACCTTATCATGGTTCTTGCAGCTTCTACACTTGTAAAATGCTCAGGATATTTGCCGTATAAAATCTTTGCTAAGGTTAAAGTTGCTTTACTAGGAAACTCTTTACAAAGTTGTTCACC